GACGAGGCCTGGCTGGTCCTGTCCGAGGACGCCTGGCGGGCCTGCACCCTGGAAGACCCCGGCGGCGCCGTCCGCCCGGTCGCGTTCGCGGTCGACGTGGACCCGGACATGATCTCCGCCGCGATCGCCGCCTGCTGGTACCGGCCCGGCGAGAACGGCGGCCTGCCCCGCCCGGTCATTGAGCACCCGAGAGGCTGCCACCGGGAGGGCACCGCCTGGGTCGTGCCCCGGCTGCTTGAGCTGCGCCGCAAATGGCGCCCGGACGCCGTCGTGTTCCCCCGCAACGGGCCCGCCGCCGCGCTCGGCATCGCCGCCGAGAACGCCGGCATCGAGGTCACCTGGGCCTCCTCCGCTCACGAGGCCGCCGCGTTCGCGTTGCTGGTCACCACCGTCCGCAAGGCCCCCGCCCAGGGCCGGCTCATCCACCTCGGCCGCGACCTCGCCCCCGGCCTGTGGTCCTCGGTCGCCTCGGCGGAGACCCGCGACGTCGGCGACGGCGGCCGGGCCTGGTGCCGCCGCGATTCCGACTCCGACATCACCCCGGTGTCCTCCGGCACGCTGGCCCTGTGGGGACTGAACCACAAGCGGCGTAATTACGACATTTTCAAGTCCGTGCGCTTATAACTCCGTCCGCTAGGTATACGGTAAGCTACCGGGTATGGACCAGGAAACCATGATCCCGCCCGTGCCGGACATCAAGCCGCGGACTCCGGTCGCGCAACTGGACCGCGCCGCCTGGCAGGACTGGCCCGGGATGGTCCCGGTAGCCCGGGCTGCCCCGGTGACCGGGATGTCACCCGCGTTCGTGCGCAAGATCACCGGCAAGCGGGACACCCTGGCCATGACCGACGTCCTCGGGCTGCTGGACCAGGATGCCTACGCTGAGACGTTTGTCCCCCGCTCGATGATCCCTGCGTACCTGGCCTGCCCGGTTGTGATGCCCGCCTGGGATTCGCTGCCGGAGCCGTCACCGTACGCGCTCGTCCGGGGCAGCGCGGCCAGCCTCATTCCCCGGCTCGCCCCGGGCAGTGTCAACTGCGTGGTCACCTCCCCCCCGTACTGGGGTACCCGGCTGTATGCCGATGCCGTCCTGGTTGCCTGGGCCGACGGGGAGGTCAGCGTGTACGGCCATGAGCAGACCCCCGAGGGGTTCATCCGGCACACCGTCCAGCTGCTCTGCCAGATCCGGCCCGCCCTGGCCCCCGGCGCCTCGGTCTGGCTGAACATCGCTGACACCTACAACACCCGGACCCAGATCCGCGGCAGCGCCGCCGAGACCCTGCGCGCCATGCAGGGCCGGGACGCCTGCGGCTGGCACGACTACGATGCCCGCCGGTACAGCGCCGGCCACTCCTGGCTCAAAGACGGCGAGCAGTGCCTGATCCCGCACCGGATCGCCGAGCGTGCCGCCCGTGCCGGGTACCACGTCAAGTCCGTCATCACCTGGGCCAAGACCGGGAACCTGCCCGAGCCCCAGGATTCCCGGGTCAGCCGCGCGGTCGAGTACGTCCTGCACCTGGCCGTGACCCGCACCCCGGTCTTCGCCAAGGCCGCCTACCACGCCACCCCGCCGGAACTGGGCGGCCGGAACCCCGCCGAGCCCGGCAAGCTGACCGACACCTGGCTGCTGCCCACCTCGGCCGGCCGGAACGGGCACGGCGCCCAGTTTCCCGTCGCGCTGCCCGGCCGGTGCATTGCCCTGTCCACCTGTCCCGGGGACCTGACGCTGGATCCGTTCGCCGGAGGCTGCAACACCGGTCTCGCGGCGCTGGCCCTCGGCCGCCGGTTCCTCGGCATCGACACCTGCGGCGCCTACCTGGCCGTCGCGGAGGGCAGACTGGCGGCGGCATCCGGCTTATCATCAGCAGTGAGCAGGCCGCCCTGCCCGGGACCCGGAGCGCTCGCCCGCCAGGTGAACACCAGGTGAACGGAAGGTGAACGACATGGCCAGGAGCAAGGCCGCGGATACCGCCGAGGAGCGCGATCCCCCGGGCAAGCCGCAATCCCAGATCGACGCCGAGGCCCCGCCCGACGAGGCGACCGCCGCCGCGTGGCAGGAAGAGTACGAATCCCGGGTTCCCATGGCCATGTATGAGACCGGGGAGCCCGCCCCCGCGGAAGAGGTGCCGGCACGGAAGAGCACGGCAGCGGATTCCGGGTTATAGCCGCCATGCTCCCTTATATGTCACCGCGGATGCGGTACCCCACGCGGAACGAGGAGGAATCTTGGCTACTTCGACTAGCAGCACGGTGGTCCCGCTGCCAGAGCGCATTCAGGAGGACCGGGCCCAGCACGCGGCTGCCCAGCCTGCGGAGAAGGTGCCCGGCCGCGGCCTGCTCACCGTCATCGGCGCCATCTTCTTTGCCCTTGGCTGGGCCGTCGGCGCCTTCGTGAGCATTATCCGGTATTGCGGCGGGGCTATCCGGTACGGCTACAAGCAGGGCAGGGAGCTGGTTCCGCCGCCGCCGAAGATGCCGTCCCAGCCCCAGCCCGCACCAGCTGGAGGGAGATGAGCCATGCTGGAAGAGCTGCGTGACCTGCCCCCGGACCAGGCCCTGGAAATCGCCCGCCAGACCGTCACCGTTGCCCGGGAGATGGCCCGGCAGGCCGAGGAGCAGCTGGCCGAGTCACTGGCCCGGTGCAACGAGGAGGCCAGCCGTGCCGTATGAAATCAAGGCCGTGGACGGCGGGTACAAGGTCCAGAACACCGACACCGGCAAGTTCGCATCCGACAAGCCGCAGACCCACGTCATGGCCACCAAGCAGTGGCGCCTGCTGGAAATGCTGGAGCATGGCGGCGAGAAGACCGGCAAGAAGTCTAACCTGGACACGTGACACCCGAGGGGCTGGAAGCCTGGCAGCGCGCCTACATCAATCACCGGATCCGGGTCCGGGCCGAGGAACGGCGGTGGCGTGAGGAATGCCGCCGGCTGAAAGACCGGCACGGTTACCCGCATGGCGAGCTCGGCCCGCACCTGACCCGCAAGGACAGCCCGCTGTACCAGGCCGCGCTGGACGAGCTGGACCCGCCTGGTGAGACGTTCTTCGTCCAGGCACAGGACGGGACCTGGCTGGCGTGTGACGCGAAGCATTACCTGCCGCCCTGCGAGATGGAGGAATAATCATGGCATCACTGCGGATCGGGCTCGTGGACCTGACCGAGGAGCAGGCCGCCGAGATCGCCAGCGCAATCCGCGAGGCGGGCAGCCTGACCTACACCAACGTGGAAGGCAACACGGTCAACGTCCAGATCGGGTCCGCCGAAGCCAGCGGGTAAGCGTGCGTGACTGGGCGAGGTGGCATTACCGGACGCTGATCGTCCTGGTGCCGGCCCTGGGCATCATGATCTCCACGGCGGTCTGGTCCCCGCTGTCCCTGCTCGCCACCGGGCTGATGCTTGGTGCCTGGGTGATCACCCAGTACGGTGCGGATACCTGGCACCGCAGGTACACCGAGCTGAAACGGCAGAAGGACCGGAACCTCTGGTAGTAGCCAGAAGGTGAACACCCGGCGTAATCTTGCCGGTAAGTCCTTACCCCAGGCCGGAACGGAGCGGGGTCCGTCCGTCCGACCGCAGGGGAGGCCCCAGGGTCCGATGGGGTCAGCTCAGTTCATCCTGTCGCGCCAGCGGTTCCCCTTCGTCACCCCTTCTCGCGGGAGGGGGTGATTCAGCAGTATGGGACTTGTCGAGCGCATCCAGGCTTCCCGGTCGGAGCAGCGCGTCATCGGCGGCGTTCCCTGGCGATTAACGGCCATGGGATAGCCCGTACTGGTTACCTGCCGCTTTAACCAGGGCGGGCCCGCGCACCCGGCGCGGCAGATGTTCGGCACCGAGCGGGCCCTTGCTCTGCCCGCGCTGTATTCCGCGGTCCGGCTGCTGGCCGAGGACTGCGCCGCGCTGCCGGTCAAGCTTTACACCAAGGCCGGCCCGGGCGACCGCCGCACGATCCGCTACGACGGCCCGTCCATCTTCGACAAGCCCAGCTCGGATGGCACCATCTTCGACTGGCTGTTCACCTGCATGACCTCATTGCTGCTGCAGGGCAACGCGTGGGGCTATATCACCGGGACGGACGGCTACGGGTACCCCACCGGGATCGAGTGGCTGCCCCCGGAGGACGTATCCGTCCAGGCCGACGAGCTGCAGCCGTGGAATACCGCCCGGACCCGGATCTACGCTTACGGCCGGCTCATGGATCGCCGGGACCTGTTCCACGTCCGGGCATTCAGCCTGGCCGGCCGGGTGGAGGGCATCAGCCCGCTGCGCGCGTTCGCGATGACCATCCTGTCCGGGCAGGAGGCTGAGCGGTTCGGTGTCGACTGGTACGCCGCTGGCGGATTCCCGCCCGGGACCTTTCAGAACACGGAACTTGAGGTTTCCGAGGAACAGGCATCGGAAGTACGTTCGATCCTGACCAGCGCGTTGAGAAACAGGCAGCCTCTTGTATACGGGCGTGACTGGGACTACAAGCCCGTCGTCGTGCCGCCCAGTGAGGCCCAGTTCATTGACGCGCTGCGGATGAACGCCACCCAGATCGCCTCCGTCTACGGCCTGCCCCCGGACCGGATAGGCGGCCAGCGCGCTGACTCGCTCACCTATTCCACAGTCGAGCAGTCCACGCTGCAGGTGATCGAGGCGCTGCGCCCGTGGCTGGTCCGGCTGGAGACCGCGTTCTTCGACATCATCCCGCGCAACCGGTACGTCCGCTTCAATAGCGATGCCCTGCTCAAGACCGACTTGAAGACGCGGACCGAGATCTACCAGCTGCAGCGCAAGATCGGCATGCGGAACATCGACGAGATCCGCGATCAGGAGGACATGCCGCCGCTACCCGGCCTCCAGGGCTCGGAGAACATTCCGCTGGACGTGATGGTGGCGATGGCCAGGTCGATCCGCGGTATCCCGAAATCGATGATGGAGCAGGTCGTGCTGGAGATGGACCTGGCCGCCGACAAGCTGCAGGACCTGGAAGGCCAGGGGCTCGCCCAGCCCGACGTCCCCGGCGAGCCGGCCGTCCCCTCTTCCTCCGCCATGCTCGGCCAGATCATCTCCAGCCAGCGGCATTACGGCACCCGGCAGGAGCGCATCGACGCCGAGATGATCTGGTCGTTCCTCCAGGCCCACCGGGCGGCCGAGCAGGCGCAGCGGCAGCGGGACGGCGGGCCGGAGTACGTCGGGGCGTGGATCCCGGACAAGCGCGAGCTCGTGCTGAATGGCAACGGAAGGCATTGATATGCCGCGTGAAAGGTGTGTGACATGAGTGAAGATCGCGCCCAGATGACAAGCGCGGCTATCAATGATCTTCCGGACTCTGTTTTTGCGTATATAGAGCCGGGTGGTCAGAAGGACTCATCGGGGAAGACGATACCCAGGAGTAAGCGGCACTTTCCTGTGCATGACGAGGCTCACGCTAGGAATGCACTTGCTCGCGCTCCGCAGTCACCGTTCGGTAAGCAGGCCATGAGCAAGATCCTCAGTGCTTGCCGCAAGTTCGGCATCGAGGTCTCGGGCGACAACCGGGCCGCGTTCGGGTTCGAGGACCCGGACGGCATCCCGGAGCGCCGGTTCACCCGGTTCCCGCCGGAGATCCGTACCGAGGGCGAGAACGGGCCGAAGTGGATCTACGGGTACGCCGCAGCGTTCGGCAAGCTCTCGAGGAAACTCGGGGGCTTCGTGGAGCAGGTCGACCCGGTCGCGTTCAACGAATCCAAGACGGCCGGGTTCCCCGATGTCGTGTGCCGGTACAACCACAGAGACGACGCGCTCCTCGGCACCACGTACGCGCGGACGCTCCGGCTGGCCGTCGACCAGACCGGCCTGGCGTACGAGGTGGAGCCGCCGCAGGCCCGCGCCGACGTGCTCGAGTACGTGGCTCGCGGCGACATCCGCCACTCCAGCTTCGCGTTCCGCACCTTCCCCGGCGGCGACGAGTGGGGCGTGTCGGAGTTCAACTACCCCATGCGAACCCTCGTCAGCGTACAGCTCGTGGACGTCGCGCCGGTTCTCGATCCCGCGTACCCAGACGCCACAGCAGGCGCCCGGGCCCTCAACGGTGCCGTGGAGTCACTCGCGGGATGGGTCCAGGCCGACGTGGAGGAGGTCCGCGCCAGGCTGTCCGAGGGCCGGGCCATGGAGTTCTTCAAGCGCGTGTCCGCGGACGGCGGGTCGCCGAAGCAACGCGCCCCGAAGCCCGCACCGCGTCCCGCCATGACCGGGGCCCAGGCCCTGCTCGCCCTCCAGGCCAACCAGGAAGACCCCTGGGCGGACGAGCTGTAGCACAGCAGTAGCACAAGTCCATACGCAAGCGCGCCGAAGGCCGTAGCCCGATAGCGGACGGAGCCAGCGCAGGTGCAGATGCCAACCACACGGAAAGGAATCGAAAATGGCATCTGAGGTAGCGAAGAAGCTCCGCGACAATCGAATGAACATCTGGAACGAGGCCAAGGCCATTGCCGAAGGCGCCGCCCAGGAGAACCGTGCCCTGACCGACGAGGAGCAGGGCAAGTGGGACGCCCTCCAGGAGCAGATGGGCAAGCTCGACACCAGGATCCGGGCCGTGCTCGACACCGAGCGCCGCCAGAAGGAAACCGACGACGCGTTCGACGCCCTGTCCGGGAAGAAGCCCGACGCCGGCCAGGCCGCGCGCACCGCCGGCGGCGGCAAGATGCTCGAGGAGATC